CCCCGTGATGGCTGGTCCCCGTGGAGGTAACTTCAGGCTTAATGCCAGGGGTCAACGTCTTCCTGTTTTACCTGTTAGGCGTTAGGTAGAACAAACTGAAATCCCTTGAGATTTTGGGGTTCGTAAACAACAAGCTGGTATAATTTCCAAGTACAACCAAACATCCTGTTCAAGAAATACACGCTATTGAGTTCAACGATAGCATGACCAGAATTCCTTGCATAGAGACCGTTTGTAACCACATCCTTGATGGGGTTCTTATCTGAATTGTAGACTGTAGCTTTAATAGTATCTTCCATATCCGTATCAACCTTCACACGAAATTTTGGTTCGCGTTCAGCAGACATCTTAACATTAGAATTGAACATTGGTTGAAGCTCCTCCTTTGTCATTGGCTTACCAAAGATTACGTCACTCTGTTCAACAACGGAATCGATAATCAGATCCTCAATTTTTCGTAGAGACTCATAAAATTTTTTCATGTAACTATCGTCCTCATCATACCCCTTCACAGCAAAGTCAATGTTATACTTTGTCTGACCTACCTCCGGTGTAAACCCGGAAACCCCAAATGGCATATACATACGAGGGAGTTGTACACGGAATGGAGTTCCCTGTTTTGTACTAATGACAATTTTTCTATTATTATATTCGTTGATCTGAATGTTTTCAATTGTCTTATCCATCAGTTCTAACCATACAACACTTGTAAACTTTAAGCCGAGCAAGCCACGCAATCTGGCTCTAAACTGAACTGGATTGGTCGAGCCTTAGCCTTAGATCGCAGATAATACATACCCGTCTTAAGACCAGATTTCCACGCGTACATGTGCATAGAAGACAACTTGGACATAGTGGGACTCTCCATGAAGAGGTTCATAGATTGTGATTGATCAATAAAACGACCCCTATCCGCCGCCATGTCAATAATACATTTCTGACTAATTTCCCACACGGTTTTGTAAAGAGTCTTGATATCATCGGGGATATCTACGATATTTTGAATAGAACCACCAGCCTTAACCATGAGGTCTTTCATTTCCTTGGACCAGAGACCGCGCTCTTTTAGAGCATTTACGAGATGATTGTTTACAACCACAAATTCACCGGCGAGTGTACGGCGCAAATAGATATTAGTTGTGTAAGGTTCAAAGCACTCGTTGTTGCCTAGGATCTGTGCCGTAGAGGCTGTGGGCATGGGTGCGAGGAGGAGACTGTTCCTAAGACCCTTAGTTTTAACTCGCTCCCTCATCGCGTCCCAGTCGTAGCGACCACTGAACTTTGTGTCACCCTCCCACATGTCTGGTTGAAGAATACCTTGAGATGCTGGAGATCCCTCGAAGGTCTCGTAAGAACCATCCACCTCCGCGAGTTCAGAACTAGACTCAAGAGCTGCGTGATAAATAGTCTCAAATATGTGAGCATTCATAGTTCTAGACTCTTCACAGTCAAATGGAAGACCACATAGGATGAAAACATCCGCGAGACCCTGTACACCTAGGCCAATGGGGCGATGTCTCATATTAGAGCGTTTTGCCGTCTCAACTGGGTAAAAGTTGCGATCGATGACTCGATTCAGGTTCCGGGTGACAACCTTGGTAACTTCGTGAAGCTTTTCATAATCAAACGTCTTCGTTTCTTTGTTTACGTACTTTGGAAGTGCGATAGATGCGAGGTTACACACAGAGGTCTCATCTTTGTCAGTATACTCTATAATCTCAGTACAAAGGTTAGAACTCTTAATCACACCCAAGTTCTTTTGGTTACTCTTGGTGTTACAGGCATCTTTGTAGAGCATGTAGGGAGTTCCAGTCTCAGTTTGAGATTTGAGAATCGCCTTCCATAAATCAGCAGCAGGTAGGGTGGTGTTAGCTAGGCCTTCTTCTTCGTATTTGGTGTAGAGCTCTTCAAACTCCTTCCCGTAGACATCAGAAAGACCCCTCGCCTTGTCTGGGCAAAAGAGTGACCAGTTACCATTCTCCTCAACTCTCTTCATGAAAAGATCTGGGATCCATAGTGCGGAAAAGAGATCCCTACAACGAGCTTCTTCATCACCTTGGTTGAGACGAAGTTCAAGGAATTCCAAGATATCCGCGTGCCAAGGTTCTATGTAAACGGCGATAGATCCCTTACGTCTCCCCGCTTGATTGACATAGCGTGCCGTAGCGTTGAAGACCCTAAGCATTGGGATAATTCCATCAGATTGACCATTGGTCCCTCTAATCCTTGATTTATTAGCACGGACCTGGTGGACATGAAGTCCGATCCCCCCGGCCCATTTGGAGATTTGGGCACACTCTGTTAGTGTACCATAAATACCATCGATTGAGTCACCCTTATTTGCGATCAGAAAGCAGGAAGACATTTGAGGACGAGGTGTACCAGCATTGAATAGAGTAGGGGTTGCATGAATGAAGAGACCTCGTGACATCTTATCATACGTTTCAATTACAGCTGGGATATCTTTACCATGAATACCTATGGCTACACGCATAAACATGTACTGAGGCGTCTCTACGAGTCTACCATCAACACGTTGGAGGTAACTCTTCTCGAGAGTCTTAATACCGAAATATCCAAAGTCAAAATCCCTATCACTGTCGATATTATCCTTTACCTTGAAAGCAACTTCTGAAACTTCTTCTGTGATAATACCAGATTTCAGAAGCTTTCTCATAGCGAGATGAAAGTTGTTTGGACAAACCTTTTGAATGTTACTCGCCACAATACGGGTGGCCAAAATTTCGTAATCTGGGTCAGATGTAATCATTCCGATGCATATTTCGGCAGAGAGAGTATCTATTTCTTGAGCGGTAATTTGGTCGTACATAGACGAGAAAACCTGTTGAGCAACTTTGGAAGAGTCGCAATTCTCAGAAAGTCCATACGTTAAATTCTTGATCCTGTTGGTGACATTGTCAAATTTCATATCCTCAACACGACCTGAGCGTTTAATTACCCTCATATACTTTCTATTCTAATTTTATTTTTAACTTACTTCTTTCCTAAAGATAAATCAGCGCTTCGGACGGTAGCTGTTCCTAGGGTTTCCATGCGGCGATCGGGCTGAAGAAGATAGGTATTCACGTAGAAGGGACCAGTCTCACCAGGCTTCGCGACTGGAGCATAGGAACCAACGAAGCAGGAGGGAGCATTACAAGGGATTGTGTCGACAGAATTTGGACCTTTGGCATAAGCCTCGTTAAAGTCCGAGTAGTTCAGCATTTACTATTATCACATAATTTTTTTCCGGGTGTATATTAAATGAGTAATCTTCATCTGAATTCTGTCAAGCAGTGTGAGACTCCATTGAACGGATTATTCTTTTCTGAATTCAATAAAAATATCCTTCAGCGTGGGATTCGTCAGGCGTTTAAGGATCGTACTGGTATATCCATTGATTATCAGAATCCAGATGATCTTTATGGTATCATGCGTGTAGTTTTCATCAACAACTCTGGTAACCACCATAAGGAAGTTAACAAGCAGGTCAAGGCGATGAACGCTCGTGTCATAGAGACGGCGCTGTCCCAAATTCAAACGGGTGTTTCTCAATACATCGCTTATGTGAGCGACATAGACACAACTAGGACTCTTATGGATCAACCAGTTAATACGAGTACCGTCGGAAAAAAGCTTCCTTATAACAAGAAAATTGGGTTATGAGTTAACTATATTAAAGTTACGAAGTGTATCTAAATTAAGTATGAGTCTTAACTATTACAAAAATGAAACCGAAAGAGTTTGTAAATCAAAGGGGTGGGATAGAGCACCCGTAGACACAGTTTGGCTTCTTCTGTCTGAGGAAGTTGGTGAACTTGCGTCTGCGATTCGTCAATACAAGAAAATGTACAAAAAGACGAATCTCAAGAAGGATAGGGGTACAGACGTTATGATGGAAATGGGAGATGTATTTAGTTATCTTTTTCAACTGGCTCATATGCTGAACATTGATCTAGATCAGATGTGGGAAGAACATCGGTTTAAAATGAATGACAAGAAATATAATCTGAAGTAATAGTAATTATGAGTAAGTTTATGCTCAATGACCAAGATGCTATTAATGACGTCAACCCGTTTGTCAAACACGACTTTTCCCTTCCAGGAAGTGTGAGACAGACTGGGGATTTTGATAACTTTTCTAAATCTCCCACAGGAGAGGGTATAATTGGTGCGGACGAAAGCGTGTATTGCAGTTACGCGTTATGTGAAACTGCTGAAAAACCAACCAATGTGTTCAAAAACATTCATCCTAGAAGGAACATAGACACAGGGTTTAATTGCGACGAAGATGAGAAGGTTAAAGTTGGTGTCGCGAAGGAGGAACGAATTCCCTACTTTGGCGTCTTTCTCATGACCATTTTCATAGCTCTTGTTGTATCAATTGTAAGACGTTGAAGAAATACTCTAAACGATCTATTTTGACACATTCATCAATAGAATGATGTAAATGTTTTTTACAAAACTTGATAATAAAATCTCTCTGCCAAGCACTTTTCATATTTATAATGGGTGGCTGGAAGCTGGGATCTAGAATTTTAGTAGCATGTGTAAGACGGATATACGTTTTGATATCACGTTTAGATATGAGAATATCATCGAGTAGTAACTCACCCATTCTCTGTCTAACCTCTATAGTCTTTGAAACCATGATATCCAAAAACTTAAGATACGGAATCGTATGTTTCTTAGATTCGAATACCTGCCAATTTGCTAGGGGTTCAGTATTCATGTAATCGGTAAATGTTTGATATCCCTTCCCGTGAACGTACGAATCATACACGATTTCCACGTAAGTGAGATCAGATTCAACATCATGTACAACTTTTGCACATTTAAAGAAAGAACTCATCTACTCACATAAAGAATATATTCTTTAAACACCTAAGTCGTACTCCAGTGTTCTTTAATTTATGAACAAATGTATTCAACTATTGCAAATAACTCGTTTTCCTATCTCCTCACAATTGATGAGTTTAGGAAAGCTTTACCCGAAGATCTGAAACCCTCGTGGATCAAGATCACAACTATCACTATGGTTTCTAGTTTTGTTCAAAATATTAACATCAAACGTCTCCGAAGAATTTTTGAAGAGATTGGTACATACAAGATGAAGCGATGTGGTTCAAACACATCGGGATTTGAATGGAAACTTAAACCTACCACTTTCTACAATCAAGTTACACTGACCTATCACGATTCTTACAGTACCAAGTCTGTCAAGGTTTTCCCCAATGGCTCTATCCAGGTTGCAGGGTGCTGTGATCTCTTTGATTGCAAGCGTATCATTACACAGCTTATTCATATCTTCAAGGTCTTTCTGAATATGGAAATCAAAGTTCCCGTTGATTCTTTCCGGGTTGTTATGATTAATTCAAACTTCAGTCTCAACTACAACATCAATCTCATAAAGGTGGCTGATTGGTTTGAAAATTACAATGATATCTTCAAAGTTTCTTTTGAACCGGATCGTTATTCAGCCGTAAAAATCAAGTTCAAACCAGCTCATGAGATGAAGGAGATTACTTGCAGTATCTTCAGTACGGGGAAGATCATCATTACAGGAGCCGAGACTCTAAAGGAAATTGCTTTTGCTTACAATATCATTAACCAACACATCAATGAGAAGCCCGATATTCGTGTTTCACGAACAGAGGACACTGATGTGTTTGATATTTTCCTTGGATACAGATGTGATCCATTTATTAAACATTTGAAAGATAAGGGATTCAAATCTTGGGTAAAAACTATCACAAACAGACAAATTAATTTCTAGCTCTATAGTAATTAAAATGTCGCAGCGACTTGGTATGGCCGATGGACGCTGTTTCACTATCAATACTTCAGCCCAACTCTTCAACAATTACGTGATGAAGCAGAATAGCATTCCTTTCGAGGACAACTATTCTTACAGGCAACTCCTTCAAAAGCAAGGACCTGAACTCCTTACCCAGATTCAAGATGAACAAGGAAAGGGTAAGTGCAACACATGTGACAAGCCTCTTGTAGATGCCTCCAAGATCTACTAACTGAGCTAAATCACAGGAAAAACTTTAACACCATACTCTAGAATGTCGACATGTGCGATATGTCTAAACGAAGTCAAGTCGACGAGGAACAATCCTCCGATTCGTTGTGGACATGTATTTCATTCCCACTGTCTAGAGAGATGGAAATCCCAAGGTAAAAACACCTGCCCAACCTGTAGACGAGTGTTCGATGTTTCCCAATTTAAGGTAGAAGTTACGATTCATAATAATTATACACAAGTTTCAAATGTCGTGTCATTAAACGAAGAATCTATGCTATCTGTACTAGATATGTTTGATGTTTCGTTTGATGCTGATGACGTCCTAGATTTAAACAGTATTTTATCAGACCTTGGGATAACCCTTGCCGACTTTGATTCCGCTATCCTTGACGCAGAAGGATGAACAATACTTATCGTAACTCAATTGAGTATACTTTCTAGACGCAGTACGTGGATCCTTAATTACCTTACCATTAGCATCACCTAAGAGTGGGCCGGTTGCCCACCCACGTTTATGACTAAATACATTAGCCTTGAAAACTATACGCTTTCCAACTTTGAATGACCCAGCCTTCTTGATTCTAGACTCAGGGACTTTGAAATACTTAGCTATCGACTTAATCGTATCTCCCGATTTAACCTTATATTCGATGACGCCATGTTGTTTATAGAAATGGAAATCCCCTTGTCGAATATAACTGTTAGGTCTCCCAGAAGAGACAAACATCATGATTTTATAGTATCCCTTTTTACATTTTTTGTCCCCATCAACTTTGTATATAGATTTGGGGTTGTCTGAAATAACGCGCTTTGGGAGATCTTTGCATGTGGTATAATCATGTTTTACATTGGATAACCCAGACCGATCACCTGGTATAGATTTTTGCCAACGGTACGCTTCATAGTCCCCAACGGCATAGGCATAACAGTTGTTATTTGGTATACCCTTATTTGAACCCCAACGACGATTTGTAAATTTTGGTTCCGACCCACTTAATGGCAGATTTTTGGTCTTGGGCATCTTATACTTTACTCAGAAAAAAATATCAGTAACTAGTAAAAATGTTCGCCAATCTTATCAAGTCCGAAAACAAGTCTGATGTTGTAAATCAGCTTCTCATGTTCGTGCTCTCTATTCTCATCAGCACCTTCATCCTTCGTCTCGTATGGAACACCTCGCTTGTCAAGCACATCTCTGTGCTCAAGCCTATCAACAGCATGCTCGATGCTTTCATCCTGTCGGTTTCCATCAGGGTAATCTCCGGTCTTGACCGTTAAACTTCGGTATAACCAACAGACTTTTTACCATCTGGGTGAATTATGGTTGGAAAACCACTCATACCAGCACAATCACCACTAGCGCAATCGATAAACTCATATTGTTTACCGGAATTTTTCATAAAATCTAATTGCTTACGAGTCCATCCACAGTCCATGGTCCCGTAAACAACCCATTTTTCATTCGAAGTGGCCACAGTAGTGGGTTTCTTACCCATCTCTAAGAGAATGTAGACATTTAGAATGATTAGTACAACGACGAGTAACATTTATAATACTCAGACACTTTAATCACAGACCTTCTTTTTGAGCATATTGCGTTCATCATTTGATAGTTTATTTACGAACTTATT